GAGCTCAAGGACCAGCTGGACCAGCAGGTTCCGACGGAGCTCAAGGACCAGCCGGAGCTCAAGGACCAGCTGGGCCAGCAGGTTCCGACGGAGCTCAAGGAACAGCCGGAGCTCAAGGACCAGCAGGAACAGACGGAGCTCAAGGACCAGCCGGAGCTCAAGGACCAGCAGGAACAGACGGAGCTCAAGGACCAGCCGGAGCTCAAGGACCAAATGGACCATCAGATTATACTCCAGCAACATCTGCTAATTGGGCAGATACAGCTCCAACAACTATTCAAGAAGCATTAGATAGGATAGCTGCTCTATTATATACACTAAATTCAAACACAGCAATCCCATAAACAAAATTAAATAAATTAATTAATAAATATTAATTAAAATTTTATAAATAAAAGCCTTAGGTGCCTACAGCCTTAGGTGCCTACAGCCTTAGGTGCCTACAGCCTTAGGTGCCTACAGCCTTAGGTGCCTACAGCCTTAGGTGCCTACAGCCTTAGGTGCCTACAGCCTTAAATATAATGATTCAGTAGAAACAATTTCTCTTTGTAATCTATTTTTTATACTATTTAACATTTCAACAAATTTCAAATTATTTTTTAATATATATCCTTCATTTAATTCATCAATATAATTATTTATTTTATTGATTGTCTTAATTAGATCTCCTTCAAAGATCTTATAATTATTAATTATATTACTAATCGGAGAACCATCATACCAATCAAGAACTGGAAATATATATTCTCTATTGGGTATAATTTCAGGAAACATTTCATCTACAAAATGGTAAATTTCAATATGAGATTCGGGTATTTCAAATGTTTCAGAATTTCTTCCTTCAGTAATAAGAGTTAATAAAGATAAGTATTTTCTTTCATCAAGATCATCAACAAATACACTAAATACTAATTCGGCTCCGATAACATTATCAAGTTCTCTAAATAATAAAGCAGTTTTACCTTTCAATGTTATTTCATTATTTTCAAAGAATCCATTTTTAGTTAAATAATCCATCTTTTCATTTAAATCAGTTGTAATAAATGTTTCTAATGAATCTCTTTCATTTTGTAGTTTTTTCAAGTTCTTACTAACATCTTTAAAACTATTATACACAGAATATTCATCTCTATATTCAGCTGTTGCTTCAATATCTTTTAATTTCTTTTCTAATCTCTTTCTTTGATTATTTGATGGTTGAATTTCAGCGTTTAATTCTTCAATAACCTTCTCTTTTTCCTCAAATATTTCCATATTTTTTATTTTATATCCTCCCAATTTTGTTTCCGTTTCAGTTATCTTACTTTCAATATATTTCTTTTGTTTATCCATTTCAGCACTTAATAGAGTCTTTTTAATGAAATTATTAATATCGTCATAATTGTTATTTCTAATAGAAGATAAAATTAAGTTTTCATCAATATAAAACTTTGATTCAATAGTTTGAGGATTACCCATCATTAAATCCTTAAATTCTATTCTTTCAATAACATCAGAAATAATTTGAGGTAGTAGAATAACATGTCCTTCTGTATCTAATCCTCTTCTACCTGCTCTACCACTCATCTGAATAAATTCATGAGAATATAACATTCTCTTTCCAGAATTATCAAATTTAAATACATCAGTCATTAGAACAGTTTTAGTTGGCATATTTAGTCCAACAGCAAATGTTTCCGTAGCAAATAAGATCTTGATTAAATTCTTTGAAAATAACATTTCTATAATTTCCTTAAAAACCGGAATTAATCCAGCATGATGAACCGCAATACCTTTTTTAGCCAATTTTATCATTTGAAAATATTGGGGTGTTTTCATATAATCGTCCTTGTGCTCCAACTTGGAAAGATAATATGCGATGTCCCGTTCAACTTCTCTTGATTCATTGTCATCATTAAAATGCTCTGTTATAGATTCTGCTAAATAGAAACAAGTTTTCTTTGAAAAGACAAAGAAAATCGCAGGACACATTTTGTGTTGATCTAAATATAAACATACTTGATTAATTAACCATCTAAAGTTAGTTCTGTTATCACGAAAATATTTTGAAAGATACATATAATTATTTAAGGTTTCATTGTTTATTGTTTTATTTTCAGTGCTCATTAAATATGTCATTTTATTAATTAAATATTCATATTTCTTTAATTCTTTGGGAATCTTAGTCATAAAGATACCATAACTAAATCTTAATGGAACTACTCTCTTTTCGTTACTAAGTAGATAACTAGGATTTCCATTAACAGAATGAATCCAGGTTAGGAAATTTTCAGGTTTATTAATTGTAGCAGATAACATAACAATACTAATATTCTTTGGAATCGTCATAATGCTCTTTTCCCAAACATTTCCTCTCTCACGATCATTAATATAATGCACTTCGTCAAAGATAATTGAATCTACTTCATTGTGTATATCTACATTATAACTAATATTGTCTATTTTAATCTCATTTTTTGAAAGCATAATCATTAAAATCTCTGTCGTCATAATAAGCACATCAGCATCAGGACGATGTTTGTTATCGCCTGTGATAATACCATACGATATATTGGTGTATTTTTTTGTAAATTCATAAAATTTTTGATTGCTTAGTGTCTTAATCGGACTACAATAAATTGCCTTCTTTCCTTTTTCAATCGCCTTTAAGATAGCATATTCAGCAAGCAAACTTTTACCTGAACCAGTTTGAGCACAACATAAAATATTATGCGGGCATACAGTATTCATAATATTGAAAGCATGCTTTTGAAAGTCATCTAATTTATGTTTAAATGGATGTTCAAGTTCGCCTTCATATGGTTTGTTTAAAATATGAATCATAATAAATATAAGTTAATAATCTTATTATTAAGTTGTATTTATAATCAATTTTTATTTATTTTATCCTTTAGATAAAATAAATAAAGATTACAGGAAGTCGTCAATTTTTATTTAAACATTTTTCTTAAAAATGTTTAAATAAAGATTACAGGAAGTCGTCAATTTTTATTTTATATATTATATTATAAAATGTCTAAAATAAATTCTTTAGATTTTTATGAAAACTATAGTGGACATAAAATTACACATCTTATTAAAATAATTAATGGAAAAAATTTTATAGAAAGATTACGTAGTTATAATGATCAAAACAAAAATAGAAAAGTTATTTTTTTAGCAGGTGATTCATCATTAGATAATAAGCATTGGCCATTAAGTAATTCTAATGAAAAAAAATTATGTAATAAACCACCTATTAATGGATATGAAGATGTGTTAGAAGGAAATAATTGTGTTCCAGATGTAGCATATCAAATAAATCAAACATTAATTGATAATGGACTAAATGAAGAATATGTTTGTATAAATACATCAATTGAAGCTACAACATTACATCAACGTTTTACTGAACCTAATAGTTATAATGGCGATGTTAGATTATTGGATCAAGATAAATTTATATTTGACTATATTCGAACCGATGATATTTTAATAGTTTCAGTTGGTGGTAATGATATTGCTTTAAGTCCTTTACTTGAAACAGCACGTCATTTTCAAAATTTTATAAAAAATAGTAGAAAATCAGAAGATGAAAAAAATAAAGATGAAATAAGTTCTTATAAACAATATTTTAGAAATATCTTTCAAAATAAAATAGAATTATATATTAAAAAATTATGTTCAAGAGATGGAAATAATTCATTACCATCAGTAATAATTCCATGTATGATATATTATCCGGCATTAACATCAACTCAGTCTGGTTTTGCTGAAGGTATATTAACTGCCACAAATTATAGAACTGGAAAACAAGAAATATTAGAAAATTTTATAAAAGATTTATATTTTGAATCAACCAGACATATTTATATTGATAAAGAAGACCAAATAAAAAATATAATTGATCCATGTCCATTATACGAAGTATTAGATAATTCAAATGACAAATTATATTTGACATCAGTTGAGCCATCTATAGAAGGAGGTAAATTAATGGCAATACGTTTTGTAGATCAAATTAAAATATATAAATATATTAGAAGTTATTTTAGAGATGTAAGAAGTATTGAATATAGTATGATTTATTTTAAAGCTAGTTTTAATGAAGAACATAGAAAAAATTTTAAGATATTAATTGATCAATTATTAACTGAATCAAATAAAATAAATCATTCTAAAAAAGACAAATATTATCATAATAAGTTAAAAAAGTATATTAATATTATATTAAAAGATGGAACACATTATGGATGGGATATAGATTTATTAATTTATAATGAATTACCTATGGTTTCTTTCGCATTAACTTAATTTTTCTTAAAACTGTATCAATATCTTATAAAATAATATGTTCTTTTTATCATCTACTAAATATAATTCTCTATTATATTTCATTCCAATTTTATATTCATTCCCATTAATTTTCATCCCATTCTCTATTATATCAAATGCTATTTTATTTGCTATTATAATATTTAACTTTTCGCAAAAGAACACCAAACGATTATCTTGAATTTCCCTAAATTCAATTTCATATACATCACCACTTTTCATTTCTCTACTGGCTTTTAAATAATCCCACATTCTACTTAATCTCTTTATCTCTCTTTCATATTCATTTACTCTTTCTAAATTAATATCTCCTATAATCATTTGATTCTTAAAGATCTTTTGTATTACCCAATCTACATATCTTCTAATAGGTGATGTTGCATGTGTATAATGTGTTAATCCTAAGCTGCTATGACCACTTCTATTAAATTCATATACAGCCTTTCCAAATCCTTTTTGATTTCTAAAAATCATCTTTTCTCTCTTTTCTAATAGTTCAGTAATATTTCTATTATATAAAACCATATAAACTTCAACCATTTTATGAGTATCAATTACTTCTATTCCAATCTTCTTGCCTAATTCAATACTCTTTTCATAAAGTATCTTTAAACTTTCATTAGTTTCTTTTAATTTTTCAGCTTGATCATAAGTTAAATTCTTTTTAACAATAATATTATTAGTTTCAAATGTATACTCGCCATCTTCTCCAATCCAACAAGTAATAACATTTTTAATCTTTTCTTCTCTCAGTGAAGCCATTTCAGTAGCAATTTCATCAGGAATCATATGGACATTTTTATGAGGAGCATAAACAGTTGAATAACGATCATGTTTATATTCTTTTAATATTTCCGCAACATCCGCAATGTGAATACCAATTCGTTTATTTTTAAAGTCGTATGATACAGCATCATCAATATCAATACACCCATCAGGATCAATTGAATATATTTCATCTCCACATCCTTCCTCTATAGTTGTTTCAGTTGGTTCTTTATAATCGTATAATCCTCCTTCCATCATTTTAGGCCGCACAATTGGCATAGTTGGATAATAATAAAAAAGAATTTCATATTGAGCTACAAGATTTTCTACGTTACCTAAATGTTTATCAATATAACCTATTGGTAATTTAGACTTCCATTCTTTGTATCTAACAACGACAAATTGATCTAATACTTTTTCTTTATTTTTAATTAGATTTTTCTTAATATTAGTTGGAACTAAAAAACGTGGATAACGCCAATTAATCGGAATAAATTCAAACATTTCTACTCCTTTATCGTTATTACCAAAAGTGTAAGTATTTTTTAATTTAATAACTCCACCAATTAAAAATTCATCGCGTTTAGACATAACTACACTAAAATCATCATTTAGTTGATCTTGATGAAAGCATTTATTTTTAATAATAATTTGTGAATCAATTATGTTGGTTTCATTATTAAGACAACATTCTTTATAACTTGGTCTTGATATAATTAATTTATTCATAAATATATTAATATTATACTTTATAATATTAATAAATCCTTATTATGTTTTAATTATTATTCTTCTTCTTTATCTTCTTTCATAACAATACCAGCTTTTTTCATTTTTTTAATACGTTTAATAATTATATCTTTATCCCCAGGTTTCCAAACATGTAATTTTCTCTTTTCCATATTACGTAATATTTGAGAAGAATATTCATTATAATATAAATTAATATTTAAAGGTGTATCCCATGTAATAAATGATACATCAAATCCAAACGCAGTGTCTTTATCATTAATTACATTATTCATATATTTACAATATTCATCAGTTGTTATTTTTTTATACCCGTTATAAGCAGCTGGATATTCAAGAGCAACTAATTTTGCATCCATACTCACATATATATTATAGTAAAAAATATTATTTATAATTGTTTTAAATAAAGATTGTAATGGTTCATTATATTTTTCAGTTGTTGGATAGTATTCTGAAAAAGGTTTACCAGGTGTAAATTCTTTCATAGTTTGAACAAATTCAGGCATTACTTTATTAATTAAATCAATTAATTCTACATTTGGTTTCCATACCCATATTCCTCTTTGTTCAATTTTAATCGACACTTGAGTACCTCTATAATAATCAGAAATGGATAAAATATAATCAGACTCATCTGGAGGATTTAAATTTAATCCACTCATATACTGTGATGGATTAGTCACTATTTTAGCAATTGAATCATAATATATATTAGTCTTTCTATTAGTAACAGTTTCATTATTAAATCCTATTAATCCAATAGATGTTTGTAATTTTATATCACTTGCTATTTTTGACCCATTGACAGATCCATTTGTTTTCTTTGGATTAAACAATAAACTAAATCCAACTTCAACATTCATTTTAGTTACGCATTCTAAAAAAAATGGTTTAAATTCATCAAGATTAATAATATAACTCATATTTTAATCATATATATATTTTATTCAAATCTAACTAAATTTATTAGTTTGTTTAATTAATATTTAATATAAATTAAATAAACAATTAATCAAAATGATATTATCAAAAGAACAATTAGATGTTGTATCTGCTCCGATAGATAAAAATATTCGTATTGTTGCGAGCGCTGGTTCTGGAAAAACAACAACCCTTATTTCCCGTATTCTTTACTTAATAAAAAACCATAATTTACATCTACATGAAATAATACTTACTACTTTTACAAAAGATTCAGCAGAAGATATGAAAAATAAGATTAAAACAAGTATACCTTTTTTTTATAATTTTATGTGTGGAACTATAGACGCTATAGCAAGAAAGATATTAAATATAAATAAAATATTAGATGAAAATACTGAACTAATGTCTGTGTCAGAATATATACATCGTGTAATTAAATTCGCAAAGACGCCTGAAGGAGTTAAATATTTTAAAAAGTTCAAATATTTATTTATAGATGAATTTCAGGATATTGATCATACTCAATATTTATTTTTTAAATACCTAAATAAATTAGGAATTACAATAATGGTTGTTGGAGATGATAGTCAAAATATATACAGTTTTAGACATAGTCATGTTGGTTATTTAATAAAGTTTGATGAATATTTTGACAATACTCTAACTTTCTACCTAACAACTAATTATAGATCCACAAATCAAATCATTAAAATAGCAAATGAATCCATTAAATTAAATAAGAATAGATTAGAAAAAACAATGAATGGAACAAATAAAGAAGGCGCCTTACCCCTCATTATCAAAGCAAATTTTAATAATTATGATATGATGATAATAACAAGTTTATTAAAAAAGGTTAAACAATATCCTTTACATGAAATTGCTATTTTATCCAGAAATAACTTCCTCCTTTTAAAAATAGAAAATATCTTATATAAATACGGAATTGCGAACGTTCTTTTAAGAGACGATGATGTTCGTATAAAGAAAAAAGAAAATCATATAACTCTCAGCACAATTCACAAGAGTAAGGGGTTAGAGTTTGAAGTTGTGTATGTGGTGGGATGCGACGATGGATTTTTTCCAAGAATGAAAGATTTTTTAAAAATAGAGGAAGAAAGAAGATTATTTTACGTAGCAACAACCAGAGCTAAGTCTAAATTATATTATTTTTACCTATCAGATTACATAACAAGATTTTTATATGAGATTGATAATAATTTATTTAATTGGACTAATGCGAAAGAAGATGATAAGAAAATGTCTGAATTAGAAAGCGTTGATTATAAAACTGGAATAACCGAATTAATAAAGAATTTAAGAGGAGAAGATTTTATTAGATTAAGAAATAAGGGTATATTACCTAAGACAAGAATTGATAAAAAGAGTATGGATAATTCAATATATCCTAATTCAGAAACGTTTATATGGTCAAAATTTGTAAAGAAAGAAAATTTATATACTGATTTTGGCACATATTTTGATTGTATAATATCAAGATTTATATTAGAGGAAACAAAACAAGATCTTTATGATAAGGCTGCTTTTAAAGTATTACATAATATTCCTATGGATAAAGATCAAACCAATTTATTAAAAAAATATAAATATAACTTTGTATATAATTTTTCAAAGATATTAAATAATTTAGATGATTTTGATGATACAAGTTTAATTAAATTAATTGATGCTAAGAAATGTATTAAGAAGATAGAAGAATCAGATAAAAATCACATCAAGAATTTTGTAGAACATTTAAAGAAATATATTAAAAATTATGACATTGGTTCAGAAGATTTATTTTTATCAAGATTTAATTTAGACCAAACCAAATTGAAAGAGATAAATGAAAGCTATATGAAATTTACAAATCCACAATTTAATACTATGGATATTTTATTAGATATATTTAACGTTTCTAAATGTAATTCTTTAGTAGACAATAGATTAAGAATGTTATATGTTAATATCCAAGAAGAAAATATAGAAGATTATCAATTATTAATTAGATTAATTCAGGATAATTTTGTATCATATATAAAAAAGTTTAAAAAGATAGAATGTCATAAATATGTTAATTATAATATATATCATGGAGAGTGTGATTTAGTATGTGATGATATGTTAATTGATTATAAATGTTCAGAAAAAAATTTTATTCAAATGGAATGGATAATACAATTATTATGCTATACACAAATGTTAAGAGATGAAAATTATACAATAAATAAGATAGGAATATTTAATGTATTAAATGGAAAACTAATGATTGCTGATATATCGACATGGAATAAAGGAAAAGAATTATTTGACTATCTAATAACTCTACAAGAAAATATGATAGCAAAGGATTCTAAGATTGATCCTGAAATAATTGAATCAGAAGAAAATATTTTTAGCATTAAATTTGAATCTATTACTATTAACCCATTCTTAGATTAAATTATAATATGAATTGATTTTTTATCTGTATTATTATCATTTTTTATATCATCTCTTTTAATATCATCTATTTTTTTGCTATACTTATATGTATAATTATATGTATATGAATATAAATATGAATAATCATTAATTAAATAGTTATCATTTATATAATCCATATCATCTATATAATGATTTGAAAAATCTAATGTATAATTATTCTTGATTTCTTTTTCTTGCTTGATTTTTTGCTGGTTCTTCTCTTCCTCATCTTTTGATATGTAAGTCTTTATAATAGTAAGTAATTCTTGATTACTTAAATTATCCATTATAAACATTTTCCTATTATATATATAAATATTTAAAATCAATTTTTATTTAATTTTAAATTAATCTTTTTATATACAGGTAATGGTTTTGGTGGTTGAGCATCAACCATGTCTGCTGTTTGTTGATAACACTTTGTAGATAAGGATCCAAAAGTCGGATACCATACTTTTATTTCTCCTTTTTGGGGCTGTTCACGAGGTGGTTCAAAATGTATTGGTTTACAACTTGCGGAGTTTCGTCTAAATGGTCCATTGTAAAATGAACTCCTATTAGTAGGAGTCCAATTTACAATGGCTGGAGCTTGAAGAGACTGTCCATTGTAAAATGAATCGCGATTATTACTCATTAATATAATATATTATAATTATTTTATATCAATTAAAAATTGAATAATTTATTGACTTAGTAATTTTAATTTAAGTATATATCTTCATACAGATTATAATGAACGAATTAAAATTTAATATTATTCTGGCAACAGATTCTAATAATGGTATTTCTAAAAATGGAAAGATTCCTTGGCATTATCCAGTAGATATGAAATTTTTTAATCGCACTACAACATCATATGATAAGGACGATAATATTGTTCAAAATGTTTGTATTATGGGTGCTAAAACAGCATTAGACTTAAAAACTGGATTAAAAAATCGTCATAATATTGTTATATCTTCTAAAGGAGCATTTTGGGGAGACTTTAAACAGGAATATACTTTAGAAGCTGGATTAGAAAGAGCAAGAAATATGTCATATCCTGGAAAAGAAATATTTGTATGTGGTGGTTCCGGACTTTATAATGAAGCTCTTAAACACCCTAAATTAGATAAAATTTATTATACACACATTAATAAATCATATGATACGGATAATTTTGTTGACCAAATTTTAAATCGTGATGATATGGTATATGATGTTTTAAATAAAATAACAGTTAATGGCGTAGAATTAACATTTTACTTAATTATACCTAAACATAGATTTGAAACACATTATCCTGTCCTAACATATAATATTAAGATTAATGAACAGTTATTTTCTGATATTAAATCCGAAAGCAAAACATGGGAAGTATTAGGTAGCAGAATGTCATTAAGACATATAATCTCAACAATTAAAAGAAATGATCTAATTGAATATACCTCTGAAACAAATGAATCTTCTAATACAGTTAAGGTCAAAATATTAGAAGTTACACGGTTTAAAACATTTGAAGAAGCATTAAATGAAGTTGATTTTAAAAAGATTTATCCAAATATTTTGTCTAAAGAATTAGCTCTTACAGAATTTAATAATACATTTTCAGCATCACAACAGAAAGCGAATGGTGGTGTATTTATGATTCATTTTAAACTAAATCTTTAACGTGTAAATCCGTAAACTAAAAAAATTGATATTTTATTTATATAGTTGATATTTACTATATAAATAAAACAGCTATCATAGATGGATCCAGAGACTCTTGCTATATTGCGGAAGCGACATGAAGCACATCGTGCGGCAGAGGCAGAAAAAGTAGCAAAAGTAGAAGCTGAAAGGCTCGCAGCTGAAAAGGCGGAAGCTGAACGGCTTGCTATTGAGAAGACAATTAGTGAGACTAAGCGTGCTGAAGAAATGTTAAAAGCAAATGAAGAAAACACAAAAATAGATGTGTTTCTATCTGAATTATCAGATACTTTTTCTACATTGTCATATGTTGACGATTTAGAGCTATCTCTACAGATGATGGCATGCGGAATAGATTCTATCATTGAACTGATTAAATCAAACAATCGGTTAGATGAGCTTAAGAGCATCGTTAGAGAATTGGTTAAAGTGCTTGACGAGATGCATGAAAATTCTCATAAGAGTGCTGCCCAAGTTAGAAAGATTAAGGAAGCTGTCCAATATATTTTCAGCATATCTGAGGTTGAAGAAATTGAGATTATAGCAATGGACACATCTAAAGATGAAGAAACAGCAAAACGGTTTCAAGCTCAAGAATTTGAAGACCATGAAGAGCATCCATTTCATAGAGCAAACATCGGAGGTGGAGCACATGCCATGCCAACAAATGATGCCGGTGGAATGCCACCTCTTGAAGCATATCCGAATGATATTGCGATTAATCATGAAGGAAATATCATTCCACAGGTTGATGAACACTCCTAACAAATTTTATTTTCGTTTATATATCAGTTGAGTTATAAAAATTATAGATATTAAGAGCTAATTTTTTAACAGATTCTACTATAGCTTTATCTTCAAAATCTCTTTCAATATAATCATTAATTTGCTTTATTTGTTTTTCAGAGATTGAGTTTTTGTTTTCGGTAATAATTGTTTCAACAATTGAACACGCCTTATTAAAAATCTTCTTTAATGCTGTATCTTTAGTAGCAGTAATCCATTTATTATTTTCTTTTATCTTACAAAACTTATTATTCAAATTGTCAATCTTAATAGTTTGATTTTCAGGATGCTGTTCATTTAGGTATATTTCATTGGATAATTTTAAGAATATGCTTTCACCGTAAGCATTGCTTGTAATTAATTTTTTTAAATATTTATCACCTAAATATTCAAGATTTTCCTGATCAAAATTATTAAAATTATAGTTTATTGTATTATTAGTGGTATTATTAATAGTTTGTGATTTAATAGTAGTCTTAGTATTTAATAAAATAATCTTTGTATTAATTGGTATATCATTATTTAGAATTTCTAATATGTTTTCATCTATAAGAGTGCTATTGATGACCTTAATTAGTTTAACTTTAGATTCAGTAGTAATCTTAGAATTGATGATGTCTAAGATGGCGTGTTCATTTTTAGTTTCTGGAGATGATTTTTTTGATATTACATCTATTTTACATAAATCTTTTTCTGTATGTTGAATTAAATTTTTCTTCTGAGCAAAGCATTTATTACATTTATTACATTTAAATTCAGTAAGAACATTACATTTCTTCTTCTTTTGCTGATGTCTTTCTAATGAAAATTTAGATATAAATGGATGATCGCATAAATTACAAATATAAGTTTCCATTATTTAATAATTAATATATATTAAAACTATAAACAAATCTTTATATATTTCTCTAAAAAGCAAAAAATATAAAAAGTAATATATATTATTTATTAATATTTATACCTTATAAAATACCTTAACTTGTATATACAGAATACATATGATATGATTAACCTATTACTAAAAAGAAAAAATATACTCTAAAAAGAAATTTTAACTAAAAAAAGAGAATATCTAAAAAGGTTTTAAAATAGTATAAATAATAAAACAATACATCATAAATTTTCTTTTTAGAGCAAATACGGAAACGAAATTCAAAATCAAAGAAAAAACGGCCGCGCCAAAATTGATTTTGAAATTTTAAATATTGGAAGAAGAAAAAAAGGGTCCTGATGAATTTCGTTTCTGTGACTTGCTCCGAAAGGAAAATTTATCGTATACTTTTAATATTTTACTTTTATACTAAAGCATATAAACACCAATTTTATAAAAACAAAAATTTCGTTTTAGATGAAAAAATTTCTTTTTAGAGGTTAGCTAAATACATCAAAACGAATAATGTTAAATAATTATTAGATTAGTATTAACATTAAATTATTATTAATAAACTTTTATATTAATTTTACCAAAAAGCAAATCTTTCTTTTCTGAGCTTTTTGTTTCCTTTTAAAATCTCTATAAAGAAAGAAATTTATATCTAAAAATATATTAATTACACAAATATATTTTTAAATTGATTATATTAATATCATATTATTTAAAACTCTGAAACGAATATCTTTCTTTTTAGATAAAAATCAGAGAAATCTTAACACGATTTATTTATATTTTATATTTATTTATATGATTAATTAGTATTAAAATATAGAAATTGTAAACGAAACATAATTTATGAATTTTCGACTGTGTCAGTAATTTCAATTATAATTTTGCTCATTTGTTTCCAATTTCCTTTAAAATGTTCGTGTCCGTCAATATGTGGTTCAAACTTTTTCTTGAATTCTATTCTTATTTTTGATTCAATTTCTAAAACTTTATCATTTGGACACTCTAATATTAGTAATATATTACTACCTCTTTTATATCTTGTTAATCTATTTATTTTATTTTCAGGTGTTTGTGTAGTTCTTCCAAATTTATATACATTATTATTATTTAAGACATGTTCTCTTTCCTGAATTAAATATATATAACTAACTAGATTAGAATCTTCTGATGTCGTATTAACATTTGTAAGATTTATATATTCAGAATTTTGATTATTAACACTATCAACTTTATTTACTATTTTTGATTTTATATTTAGTAATGTTATTTTTGATTCAATATTTAAATTTGAATTAATAACCAGAATTATTTCATCATTTGTAATAGTATTATTAATTTTTTTTATAAAATAAATCTTATCGTCTAAAGAAATATTATTATTATTTAATATTTCCATTATTGTTCTAACAGGATTTATATTTATATTATTAATAATTATATTATTAATTGGATTACTGACTGATTTACATAATTTATTTTCAGTATGCTGAATAAGATTATTTTTTTGTCTAAAATACTTATTACATTTATTACATTGAAATTGAGTTTTTATATCACATTGGATTTTTTTATTCATATGCCTTTCCAATGAACTTTTTGTGGCAAATATTATATTACACTTTTTACAACTATAGTTTTCCATTATAATAATATAAATCAATATTCCTTTATATTAAAACAAAAACAAAAAATGAACCAAAACAAAAATTTTATATCATAGATGGTTATATAAATAAAGATTCTCAGTTTGGAAAAATGACCAATGTCGTATTATTTCTTCACCCAATAAATCTATCAATAAGATTTTCCAGCATATTAGATACTTTACTTGATCCTAATTGGGTTTCAATAATCATGTTATCTTTAGCATGAATAATTTTACCTCTTTCATTGTATACATACCCTGCTCCCTCAAAATTATTATTAAAGTATCCAGCTAAATACTTACCTTGTTGAGTAGCATTTTGTGCTGTAGAAGGCCCCATTCCACCGACAATATCCCCAATTCCAAATAAATTATTTTTAAATCTTAGATTATTATCAACCATTAATAATCTATCTTTAGTTACTTTTTGAATTAATGGATTTGGTTTAATGCCACAAGTCCATATAGCTAAATCATAATAATATGTATTTTTATTAGTTGTTATAATATTCTTATCAATTAAACTGACATGATTATTTAAAAGTAATTTAATATTTAAATTTTTTAACTCTTCTAAAACAATCTGAGTGCTCTGTTCCTTAAACATTGGAAGAATCTTATCAGAAGCCTCTAAAATTTGAACATTTTTAAATAGTTTCTTCATTTGAAATGCTAATTCAATTCCAACAGCTCCTGCTCCCAATATTACAATTTGAGAATTAGGTGTTAAGTCTCCTTTAACTTTATCTTTACCCTTATCTTTATTACTATCTATCAAACTAATCTTTTCTTTTATCTTATTAAGATCATCTAAATTTTTAAAGTAAAAGCAGTTTTCTTTAACACCTTTAATATTAAAATCATTAACTTCTGAACCAACTGCTAATACAAGATAATCATAATAAACATTCCTATTACCAATCATTACTGTATTTTTGTCCATATTAATATCTGTGCATTCCTCATTAATCATTTTAAATTTATCTTTAGGAAATATTTGTAAGTCTAAATGATTTTCTCTCAATGAATTTTTTAATTTTGGTGTATTTAACATATAATCAGTTTTACTTATAACACTCACATTGTATTTACTGTGATTAATATTATCACAAAATGATTTACCACCCCAACCATAACCAATAACAACAATCTTTTTTCTTGGATCAATCGGAACAACTGGATCAAATTGATACGAAATAATATCTAATGCTTTATCTATTAAAACACTAGTAGATGGAAAAAACGACATTCTTTTATATATTATATATAATATTCTTAATTTTATATAATAGATAGAAATATCAATTTTTCAATCAACTTCAATAAAAAATTGATTTCCATAACTTATATATCTCAACTTTTATATTTTATAACCAAAATAAGATGATTGGTAATGGCATTATTAATACATTAATGCTTACTAATCCAGTTAAGAAACTACTATTACCAATCGTTCAACAAAGAATATTACTACCATTACCAGAATATAATAGTGATAATTTATATCTTTTAAAACCTAAACCATTTTGGTGTTCAAATAAATGTGATAGTTTGATGAAATGTTTAAAAATTAATAATTCTAATATAAAGTGTATAAAAGGTGGATCAATAATAAATTCAATTCAAAGTAGCACATATAATGTATTTAAAATTACATATAATTTGAAGGTTAAAAATTATTCATATTCTAATTTAGATTCAGTTGTTAGTGTAATTGGACAGGCATATTATAATGAAAAGTTAGAGGAATATCACCAAGAAATTAATATTCTACTATATTCATTAAAAGATATGAAATTACAAAATGAATATGGATTTTTTATTAGGACTCCAAAAGAATTAATCTTTTTTAAGAATGAATTAATGGATATAAATCATATTTATACTAATATTAAGTTAATTGATTTAGATAAAATGAAAAATAATTAAATTTTTTTATAAATATAATATAATATAATAATGGCTTTTTATATATCACCTTTTATAGATAATTATGCTTTAACTTTACATGATTTATCAAATGATAAAATTTTAATTAAATCTAAATATACCATAGTGAGGTATAATTTAGAATCTGATTTAAAGGAAAATATATCTAAGTTAATTCCAAATGATACAGAAAATCAATTATCATTAGAAAATAGACTATTCTTAAAAGTTATAGTAAATTTACAATTTTTTATATTAGAAAATGCTTCTTATAACGACGATATATCGTATAGACCGAATACTGATAGATGGTTAGTAAATGATCAATATTCTGTGGATAATACATATATTTATAATTTATTATCAATATTATTTCATAAAAAAACATATAATATAATTAATACTTTGGTTAAATTAATTACAGAGCCTGAATTATATTATTTTGGGCAACCGTCAATATATAATAATTATAAAAGTTATTTTGAAGGCTTACATCCATCAATCAATAAAAAAGATCATATATTAGAGGATATTACTGTTAAAGCTGATGCGGATGATGCTGAACTTTATAAATTATCATTTTTAGATATTCCAGAATTAAATGATATTAAAGTAAAAACAATAAGTAGTTTTGTTGATGCTTTTATTATATTTAATGATAGTTATGATAATTATAAATTATTATTTTCAGAGGATAGAATTAATCAAAATAGTTTTTTATTTGATTTATTATTTGAAATATATAAGAATCACAATTTTCAAATAAAAATGACAGAATTTAATAGTTTAAAAGATGGTGCCATAAAAGATGAAAAAAAAAGTGAAATTTATAGTTTTGTATATGAATTAATTAAGGCAAAAAAAGCAGTTATATTAAAAGAAGAAATAGATTTTTATAAATTATATGTAGATTCAGTTTATATTGAACCATTTAATTATATACAAAATATATTTAAAAATATTGAAAATCCTTTTCCTCTAATGATAAAAGAGTTGAAAAAAAAATCAGAGATGACAGGATATATACAATATATATATCATATTTTATATAAAATAAAAAAAAATATTAATTTAACATTGACTAATATAAAAACTAACTTAAGAATTGATGAATTTTTTTATAAACATCCTAATAGTATTATATTTAGAATGCTAAATGAAAAAATAATATTAATCCAAAATGATGCTAAATATAAAGACTTAATAAATAATCCTAATGATGATAATAATATTGAATTATTATTAAAACCTACTAAAGAAATTATTGAATATTATCTCAATTTTATACAAAAAATAAGTGAAATTATCCCTATTCTTTTAAAAGAACAAATTATACCATCTAAAATTGTTGAGCATGTTGATATATATGTTAATTATTGTGTGGAAACATCTTTAACACATCCAACTGATATACCTGAGTTTCATTTTTTAAAAAAATTTGATAAAAAATATGATTCTAAAGAAAGAGTGGAAGCAAGAAAAAAAGCTGAAGCAGCAGAAAAAGCTAAAGCAGCAGAAAGACAAAAGCTTAGAGATGAAATGTATAAGTCATCAATAAGAGCGGCAGAAGCAGCGGCAGAATCGGCAGAAGAACAACGGTTTAGCGCAAGATCATATATTTGATTATAATATAAACAATTATTATTTATATTATTATATGGCTTATCATAGAGTTTTTAATATAATTCCTCCACGTAAATTAATTCAATCAATTCATAAATCTGTTGAATATTTAACATTTCAAGAAACAATGGCTTACAATGGAATTATTAATCTAAGATATCAATATAATTTTTTAAATGATTCTTTATACAGATGTATATATGATGTTCCAAGAAGAAAATCACTATGGTTAAAACATATTGATAAATTAAATGGAATTGCTTATGAAGCAGAAAATTTAAGAATGTTAGAAATGCCTGGATTGATACTAATTAATGCTTTTAATGATAATGTATATTTTGAAAACGTATTTGGTAATATAACAGATGATACAGAATTAATTACTATTAACATGAATCAATTAAAATAATAATATAAACATTTATGATTATATTATTATATGTGTGTATCAGATTGTGTATATAAATTAGTAGCTTATTGGAAAATAATGGTTAAAGGTGATTTAGTAGAACGTCAAAAATTTGAATGTATTAATTGTGGTCATTCATATATAGATCCACAAGATTGAGCAAATCTTCCCACCAATTTTTATCTTAATCGTCTAAAAGCCGATTTAAGATAAAAATTGAATTTTTTATTAATATTATCTTCTAAGGTTATCAATCATCTAAAAATGGACTCTCCTTTTGCGGATGACAAGCCCATTCCTCCTGTTCCGCCTCGGAACTTCAATTCAGATTATCTTTTTTTGGCAATTCACCAAAAAGATTATTTAGGAGTAAAGCGTTATCTCTCAAAGACCAACGTAAATCATTGTTTGTCAACTGAAAACCAAACAGTCTTTCACTACTTGCTTGACAGACTTCTGATTGATCCTAAGTTAGAATCATTGTCAATTCGTGATTTACGCTTAATTTTGCTGTTATTAGAATGTGGTGCGAACCCTGACCAACAAAATTCAAATGGTGAAACTATTCACAACCGTCTTTTGAAGCTTGGTTACAAGATTGACAGAAAGTATCTTGTTCGGCATTATTCTTACAAACCACCACTTCCTCCATCTCCTCCACCAGAAGCTATCGCATTGTGTGCTGAAGATCTGGAGAGAGAACTTTTTCGCCTTTCGTTGCCATCTGCGAATTGTGATTTCAATCAAAAATACGTCGCAACAACAAACATTTATCAGCCAGTTTTTTTAACTGCTGATGATTACGTATAGTCTTAATTTTTAAAAAATTGAAAATTCTATAATTATTTTAATAATTATAAAATATAATCAGCCACCATCAATGGCATTACAAACTGGCAGGAATTATGTGAAATTTGATTTTAATAACATTAAGTTAGCTCATACCTGGGATGATTCAATTCAGGCTTTAAAATCTCTCTTGCTTGATTTTATTCATTCCAACAGTCATCATATTTACAACAAAGATTACAAAGAATCTTTATTAAACTTTTATGCTCTCACCTGTAAATTAACAACTCTTAATGAGATTTATATCCTCCTTATTTTAGTAGAACCATCTTTAGTTCTCCAACAAGATCAAAAAAAACACCTACAACAATTATATGATATTATGAAAAAAAATACAAGTTTTCATAATATTTCATTTTATTATCAACTTACGGCTTCATCAAAGAAACCATTAGATGAAGAACCAATCTATCACTTAGCTGGTCCATTAGATGTATGTGAAAATGTATTTGATTATAAGATTTACATATCTCCAAACTCATTTACTCAATCAAATTATTCAAAAATGATTGAGTTATACAGCCTAATAAACGAGCAGACACAAAATAACAAATCAGATACTCTCCATTACTATGGTCGTGGAATGAGTCCAATATGTCATGTCTTGCATAAAAACTTTAAAAAATTATATGGATATAGTAGTTGTCCTATATCATATGAGGATGGATTAAAAAGTCTTAAAACAAACAACCTTTTAAACATAGAATTTATCTACGATTCTCAACGTAATAACTTCTTTAGTAATATAAACCAACATCAAGAGAATTCGGTTATAATTATCTCGGCAAGTAGAAATGGGTTTAGACAGCTGGATAAAATACCAAAATTTAAGAGATTTATTTACATCGCATGTAATATGGATAGTTTTCACAGTGAGATAAAGAATCTTCCAATTAAATATGAAATAATTGGAGAGATTGATATGTTTCCAGGAACAAAATATAAAGAAGTTATTATGGATATTTCATATATATAACTTATTTAGTTCAAAATAAAATTTTAATTTATAAATTCCATTTATATTTATAAATGGAAACAGAACAAAAAAAGAAAATGATTATTTATCCTCATTTTGGATTAGGCGATTTATTAAACTTATCAGGAGCAATTAGATATTTTTCAAAAAAATATGTAGTAACTGTTGTTATTCTTAATTCTAATTTAAATAATGCCTCTCAAATGTTTGACGATATTAATGATATTAAATTTTATGGTATTGAAAAAGAAACTTACTATCCTGAGAATAAAGAATATTATGATTATATTAATACTAAATATGATGAAGTTAAATTAGTTGGAAAGCATATTAAATTAGATTATGATTTAAGTAATACACCATTATCCTATTATAAAGATTTAAATTTAGATCCATCTATTTCAACAACTGATTTTATTAAAAAGAGTATAATAAATAAGGAATCATATAGATTAAAAGGAGTTGATTATATATTTATGAGTTTAAAAGCTGGTAATTTTAGACACACATTTAATCCAAATTCAAATAAGCTTATAATCTGTCCTGAAGAAAATTTAAATCATCCCAAAAATCCATTACATGCTATTGGTAATTTATTTATAAATTTAAACTATTTGGAATATGTTGACATTATTGAAGGTGCTAATGAAATATATGTATTAGATGATTTATATTATGATTTAGCAAGTAGATGTAATTTATCAACACCTCCTGGATCATGTGTTTGCTTTTGTAGATCAGATAATAATCTTGATAAAAGATTTAAGAAGCAATTAATTAAAACACCTGCTGGATTCGCAACAGATACACCATTTGTCAATGGAATAAATAGAAATACATTATTACAAAGAATGGGGAAGAGATAAAAATTAACAATCAATTTGTACGTAAACTCGTCTATAAGAATTTATATTATAAGGATTTTCTTTTCCACTCGGAACTTCTATTATTC